TATTAAATATCCGAAACCAATTGTAGATTATAAAAAACAAAAGGATTTAGCTCTGAAAATGCTTGGAGCAGCTTTTAAATAAAAAAAGTCGTTTAAATAAGTCAATTTATTATTCGCTGCTATAATAAATGGATTCAAAGGTTTTATACGAAAAAGATGGAATGATATTTACCAAAATAGATGATAAAAAATATAATCTCTCCTTTTCAATGGAAAATAAAAATATTCTTATAGCCAATATTATCGATTTCAGTTTATTTAAATTAATTTACGAGTTAAACGGCGATATTTATGAACGTGTCAATTTAACGAAAATCAGCGAAAATCAAGCCGTCGTAACACTACTTATAAGACATTTATTTGAAGATTTAGGATTGCCTCAAAAATATTCCTATCTTCATATGACAAAAATCGTGAACGACAAACAAATCATATTTAGGTCACAGTCGATACACACAGAAAGACCGGAGGGTGTCCCGGCTGAAGCTCAAATGATGGCAATGAAACAAAACATTGGCATTTGCGACATTATAACACCACACAAAATGAACTTCTCTTTCACTGTACAATTTGAAGATTATGTGGAAATTCCGGCGTTTGCTGAAAAAATAGTCGGTCTAATTTTAAATAAAATATTTAAACGCGTAAAACAATTTATAGAAAACTTTAGAATGTAAGTAAATGAACTTTGTAAAACAATTGTGGTTCTTATTTAAAGTTTTTTTGATTTTTTCATCCGAATATTTGTTTTTATTGTTTCACACTGATAAATTAAGATTTATTGATAAATTAACAAAGCGTCTTGCTAATGTGAATATTTTATATGTTAAAATTTTCCAAGCGATCGCTTTAAATAATAATTTGATTGATGAAAACATTAACAATACACTGATGAAATTCACAGATAATGCACCTTGGACTCGAGACGATATTGACGTTGACACATTAAATGCGTTAAAAGAAGAACAACAATTAGTACTTTCTGATGGCGTTTACAATCCAATCAATTCCGGTATGATTTCGTTAGTTTTCAAAGCAACACGTAATTCAGATGACAGTAATGTCATTATTAAGATTAAGCGAAGAATGATTGAGAGAAAATTAAAGGATGCCATAGATAACTTACTGTTTTTTATGTACGTTTTATCATTTATACCTTTAATTAGCAAATACCAGATATCAGAAGTAGTCAATAAAAATATAGATATGATTAAACACCAAGTGAATTTTAATGAAGAGGTTGAAAATTTATTAAAAATAAAAAATAATTGTAAAAATTTAAAATATGTCAAAATACCTGATGTATTTAAAGACGTTACCGACAAATACCCTAATGTTATTTTAATGGAACAAATTAATGGTGTACCAATTAATAAAATCCAAGAAGAAGATTATATTGGTTTTGCTAAACAAGTTTTGAAATTTGGGTTTGTCACCAGTTTGATACACGGTGTGACACATGGTGATTTACATGGCGGCAATATATTATTTATCAAAGACGACAATGATACAAAATATAAATATAAAATTGGTGTCATCGATTTTGGCATAATTTTTGAACTTGACACAGAATTCAAAAGTGCTTTATTTGATGTATTAACTGAAATGTTTAATATTTCTTCCGAATTAACGGCTAAAAAAATACTTTATTCTGGTCTTATTGAACCACACGATTTAATTAAAACAATGCCAATTGAACATCAAAATAATATTATTAAGATTATTAGTGAAGCATTATATAATAATTCAAAACACGCCAACCAAGTAAATATTTATAAATTTTTATCCGAGTTTAAAACGTATATCAGTAATCCGGAAATTGCTAATTTAGGTATACGACCCAGCGATAATTTGGTTAAAACTCAGATGGTATTAGCTATGGCACATGGTGTCACACTCACATTGTGTAAAGATGATTATATGACGTTTGCGAATAACGTTATTAATGAACTATTTCATACCAATATGATAATGTAAAATAAAATATAAAATAACAATTATTTTTTATTTGTTATTAATCTTATAATATATTAGAGCGGTCAATAGCAAAGTAATTGATAAAACTATGACAAACGAGAATAATGAAAAATTATATGATTTGTATATATAACTATATATTAGACCGCATATTGTACCGACTATTACCTGTATTATTGTATGTCGTTGTTTTAACACTCTTTGCAATAAAACCAGAAAAATTAATATTATACTTACAGGTAATGATATATATCCATAATAATACAATAGTAAAAACATTATTGTACCTGATTCTGCGCTACCAGACGGCATCCCTAAATCGCGAGATGAAAACATAATGTTACCACTTAATGGTCTTTTAATATTATTATAGCCAAAATATTCAAGGAAAAATCGTTTTTCTATATTATTATGTATGTTATAATGATATAATACAACTATAAGTAGAAAAATCGCAAAATAACTTGGTGATTTGTTCATTATATTATTTATATATTAATATATAAATATATTATTAATATTTTTATAGACAAGTTTTATCGATTGTTACTGTTTTTGCTATATTTCTAATGATTTTGTCTTCTTTTTCAACATCATTATCACCTTTGCCACCCATTGCTTCAATAATAAGTTTGTCGTATTGGTCTGAGTATTTTGAATTACTTTTTTCACAACCCGGATGTTTTTCTTTGTATTCCTTTAATAATTTTGAATTCTTATGTGTAACATGTTTTATAACCTTTCTCATTTTTTGTTTATTTTCGTTTTCCTTTTCCCATTTATCTTCGTCTTTCACATAGATTACTTCTCTCTTTGTATCTGTACAATGAACAGGTCTTTTGGTCTCATCAAGAGAATTTAGATTCTTCACAATTATCTTTGAAATACCATCTACAAAACCCAACTTGCCGACATTTTCTAAATCCGAAAGTTGAATTTTTAATGAATCTACAAAATCCATTATGTTCATCGCGTCTTTGCACGTCTCGTTTAAAAATACGTTTAAATTAAAAGTCTTGTTATTAGTAACATTGTGTGAATTCACAGTGTTATTTAATGGCTGTATTTTTTGACACACATCTAAAACTAAATGCTTTAGATCTGCGTTTTCTTTAATTAACATCATAATCAAATTTTTATCCGATGGTTCATCTGCTTCAGAAAGCGGTGTTGTTGTATTTTTACAAACCCTTTTGTGTTTAGACAAACCTTGACTATATTTGTATTTTTTACCACAAGTACACACAAAGCCTTTATCAGGGGCTGGCTCGTTTTCCGAGCTGGGTTTCAGAATATTTCCAATTTGTGACGATTTATGCTGTGGCTCGTTTTCCGAGCTGAGATCTAATTTTGTATCCAAAATGTATCCAAAATGTATCCATTTATGTTTATCGGTTGCCAAATGTCTATCAAAATTTGATTTTTTACAGCATTTATAGTCACACTTTTCACAGACAAAAATGTCTGGCTCGTTTTGCTCGTTTTTTGTATCCAATGTATCCATAATGTATCCACAGACTTTATTTCTAAATATTTATAAAAACAACATAAAATTTTTAAGAAAAAAATTATCGTCACAGAATTTAAAAACTTTTTTTGAGGATGAGACCTTAATTTTTTTTATGGTCACAGCTTTTCCTTCATTTTTTAACATTTTTTTTTTCCCAAAAGTATTTCGGAATTTCAAAAATGGACAAAAATAAATGTCCAAAAATCGATTTCCCAAAATAATGTTGGATTTTTGAAAAATATCGATACTACATGTGTAGTGAATGTTTTTTGGATGTTTTTCTACTGTTTCTTTACATAATGTAGTATTTTTGGCATTCTTAGTGTAAATTTTATAGATTAAAATAATTATATTTTATTTCTATATTTATATAAATATGGATATGGATTTTATAAAAATAACAGTTTATTTTTCTTTACTTGTGCAAATAGTTACGGGAGTATTCGATTATTATGTGATTCAATTAAATATACCCAGTAAATTACTTATTCTTCAAGAAGTACTTATTATGGAATTGATTGTGCAAATTATCGAAGGTATTTTTTACGTTTGGCTTGCTTTAAATATAACAACCGTTGCTAATATAACACCACATAGATATTACGATTGGTATTTAACTACACCAACTATGCTTGTATCATTATGTATTTATTTAGTTTATTTGAATAATGAAGAGAGAAACATTGAAACAACAGATTCATTTTTTAAAATAATATATGATAATCTAAACGTATTAATATCAATACTATTTTTGAATTTTCTTATGTTAACATCTGGTTATTTGACAGAAATTAAAAAGGTTTCACAAGTATCGGGTGTTTTATTTGGATTTATACCATTCTTTATTTGCTTCTATTTGATTTATTATTATTTTGCACGATTCTCTCTTTTTGGCACAGAAATATTCTTTTACTTTTTAATAGTTTGGTCAATGTATGGTGTAGCGGCATTAATGAATTATAGGATAAAGAATATTATGTATAATATTTTAGATCTATTTGCGAAAAATTTCTTCGGGTTGTATTTGGGTTTTGTAATATTAAATTCTTTAAATTAATTTATTTTTTATATTAAATTCTTTAAATTAATTTATTTATTATAAAATAAAAATGAAACCGGTTTAAACAATTATATTCAAATATAATACAAACAATGAGCACTATATTTGAATCAAAACCAAACCAAACCTTTATCTTTATTGATGGCAGCTATTTCTGCTTCTATCGTTACTTCTCTTTAATGAATTGGTGGCGCAATGCGTACCCCGAGGAACCACTTGAAGACCCATTCAAAAATGAAAAATTTGTCGAAAAATTTCGAAAAACATTTGTCGAAAATGTCCAGCAAATACCCAAAAAACTGGGTTTAAACAAGTTGGAATTAGAACCTATTATAATTGTTGGAAAGGATTGTAAGAGAGAAAACATTTGGCGAACTGAGTTGTTCCCAAAATACAAAGCTAATAGAGCAAATGGTACTGAAGATGGCTTTATGGGTGGTCCATTCTTTAAAATGGCATATGAAGAGGAATTATTTGTAAAAGGTGGAGCCAAAGCTATTTTAAAGCATAACAAATTGGAAGCCGATGATTGTATTGCGATCAGTGTAATCCGCTTAACCGCGAAGTATCCTGATTGTAGTATTTATATTATCACATCAGACAAAGATTATTTACAGCTGAATAGTCATAATGTCCATTTGTTTAATTTAGCATTTAAGAATATTGCGGAAAATAAGAGTTCTACTGGTGATGCGAAGAGAGACCTCGAAATCAAAATAATAATGGGTGATACGAGCGACAATATTCCTTCGGCTTTCCCAAAATGCGGACCCAAAACTGCGCAAAAATGTATAGAAGACCCGGAGTTCTTTAAAAAGAAAATGGCAGGTAATCCGGATTATTTTAAACAATACGAATTAAATAAAACAATAGTGGATTTTAACAATATCCCTGAAGAATTAGTAAATGAATTTTTACAATTTAGTAATTATCTCAATATAAATACATAAATTATATGTATATAGTATAATAATGATGTCAAGTTTTTCAGCAAAAGATGGTGGTCCAATTTCAAGAGCAGCAGCAGTAAGAGCACCTGATCCAAAATCAAGTGATATGTTTAGATATAATATTTTTAAAAACGTAGATCCCAGTGATACTGGTAAAAAAAATGTATTGGAAAATACATTAGCAGATTTGTCCGTCGCTGATTCAAAACATGATTTCACACACGGACTAAAAAGTATAACTGATAAATTGGATATTTCAAGTAAAACAAGTAACGAGAGTAAGATGTACCAAAGAGGTATACCGGCTCCTTACACAAACTATTTAGATGAAGACAAAGCACTTTCGACTGTAGTAAAATCAGATACATTTAAATTTGATGATACACGTATAGATAATACAACTGGTATAACTAATACAACTGGTTACACTCCATATAAAGTAGTAGATTGTTTAAAAACAGGAGACAATTCTTTAATAAAAGACCCTGTGAAACACAGTTTTACTACAATTAATGGAAACAAATATATTGGGACGTTTATCGATGTAAAACCGGCAACAATAGAAAAAGTTTCGAATGGTAAT